TCAGGTTCTCCCCGTCGGAAAGGCAAATCTCGCCACCAGCCGGCGCCGCCACGGCGCGCTGAGCGCGCTCTCGATCACCCCGTGACCGCTGTAGGCATGAATGAAGCAAGCCGCCTCGCCCGCTTTCGCCTGCAGCCCGAGATGCTTGGCCACCGCCCCCTCGCGCATGCGGAAAAGCAGCACGTCGCCGGGGACCTCGGCATGCACCGGCTTTGCGCGCAGATGCCGCAGTGCCGCGCGCAACAGCGCCTCGTCGCCCTGCGGCTCCGACCAGTCGCGGCTGTAGGGCGGCACCACCTCTGGTTCGGCGCCGATCACCTCCCGCCAGACACCGCGCAACAGGCCCAGACAGTCGCACCCCGCCCCCTTGACCGAGGCCTGGTGCAGATAGGGCGTGCCGATCCAGCTGCGCGCCGCCGCTACGATCCGCGCCCCGTTCATCGCCGCGAGCCCCCGCCGGTCACCGCCGCGCGGCTGGCGTGGACCAACATCCAGTCATCCTCGGGAATGTCCGGGAAGCCCCGGAAGTTCAGCAGGTTGTCGAATTTCAGCCGGCAGGTCTCGGGGCGCCTGTCGCAGCCCGCCGCGACCCGGCAAAGGTCCCCGGGCTGAAGCGCCGCGCGCAAAGGCTCCCAAAGCTCGATCACCCGCTGCCCACCATCGTCCCGGTCGCGCTTGATCGCCGCGCCGAGCCCCTTGCCCGGGCCGCCCAGCATCTCGAGCCGCCCGCGGGCGAACCACCCCGGCTCGAACTCGGTCAGCGGTCCAAGCCGGAAGCGCCGGCCCTCTGCAGCGGCCAGCACCGGCCCCTCGAAGACAAAGCCAGGCGTGGCGAGATCGAAACCACAGGCGCTATCCCCCAGCACCGCCGAACAGGGCGCGTGGTAGACCCGCCCCAGCGGCACGTTCAGCGCCTCTGTCAACCCGCGCAGCTCAGCGTGAAAAGCCCCGTTTGCGCGCCGGATTTCCCCGAGCGTGCCGCGGAACATCACCCGGCGCTGCGAGACATCGGCCCAATTCACCAGCCAGGCCACCAGCGCCGCCCCGTCGAAGCGCCCGGCGTCGATCTCCGCCTCGGAGAGCGCCGCATCCGACAGCGCCCCCATCGCCTCGCTGTTGTCGACCGAAAGCCCGGTGCCCTGCTGCAGCGCCATCGCGCTGAGCCCGCTGCCTGCGCGGAACACCAGCCCGTCAAAGCACAGGTCCCGGTCGTGGTCGGTGAAACCATAGCGCGTGCCATCGCCCCGGGTCAGCGCCCAGCAGCGCGCCACCGTGGTCAGCCCGCCCGCGAGGTGGGTATGCAGCTCCGTCGCGCCCATCAGACCCGCACCTCGACAACCGGCACATCGGGCACCTGTCCGGCCTGGAAACTGGCGACAGAGACGCTGATCCGGTCGGTGTCAAAGCGCACCGGCACGTCGAACTCGAAGCCCGCGCTGACCTCGACGCCGGCGAGCGGCGGCTCGGCAAAGGTGAGCAGCCCCGTGCCTGGATCGATGGTGAAATGCACCCCCTCGCGCATCTCGACGTCCTGCACCGCCGCCAGCACCGTCCCGGCCACCGGCTTGGCAATGGCGCGCGTATAGCTGGCGCCGCCCGATCGGTAGGTCTTGGTCAACTGGAAGGCGCACGTCACCCCGTCACCATGCGCGATCACCTGATCCCCGGCGGACACCGTGCCCGACGGCAGGCAGGATTTGTAGTCCGACCAATCCTTCCAGCGAAACCCGTAAAGCTGCCCACGCCGCGCCTCGAAGAAGGCCAGTAGCTTCGCGATATCGTCGAGCGAGCGCAGCCCGAGCCCGGCGTCGAAACGCCGCCGCGACTGCGCCCAGGGGGTGTTGCGCTCCTCGTGGCCCGAGCTCAGCTCGACCACATCGGTGCGCCGCTCCGGCCCGCCCATGGCGCCGAAGCTCAGGTCGGCGGGAAAGCGTGTCTCGTGAAAGCTCATGGTGCCTCCTCAACGGTTGCGCGCGCCTTGGCTGAGCGCCCGGCTCATCTGCGCGGCGATCTGCGAGCGGCTGCGCTGGAAGCCCTGCACGTCAGGCGTCTGGATGTTCATGACCACGCTCACCGGCGGGCTGCGCCCCTCGGCACGCACGCCGAGGCGGCCATCGGCACCGCGCGAGAGCGGCAGTATCGCCTCGGGCCCCGCCTCGCCCATCAGCCCGGTGCCGCCGCGCATGGCAAAGCGCACTGGCCCGCTGACCACGCCGCCGGTGGCAAAGGGCATGACCCGGCCCTGGCTGAAGGCGCCGCCCTGAGCAAAGGGCGAGAACGCCCCGAAAAGCTGCGACATCCCCGCCGCCAGCGCGCCCCCCAGCTGGTCGGTCACCGGGCGCACCGCCGTGCGATACGCACTGTTGAGCACGCCGCGCGCCACGCGCTCCAGCGCCTCCGAGGCCCGCATCCCATCAAAGACCATGCCGTCAAAGGCTCGTGCCAGCCCGCGGCTGAGCGTGGTCTCGAGCTTCGCCGCACCCTTGCCGGTGCTGGCAAAGGTCTGGTGGATGCGCTTAAGTTCGGCGTCGAAGCTCGCCGCCATGCTCGCGGCTCCGCCCAGCCCCATCTCCAGCGCGCCCATGGCGCGGTCGAGCTCGTCGAATGTGTCGAAATCGGTCATGCGCCGTCCCCCTGTGTCGCGTCCGGGAAGGCCGCGATCAGCTCTTCGAGCCGCGACCGCCCCATCGGGCGCGCGCCGCGATCCTCGCCCAGCATCAGCCGCAGCTCTACAGGGGTCAGGGCCCAGAACTCCGCCGGGCGCAGCCCCAGCGCCTGCACCCCGGCGCGCAGCAACGACGGCCAGTCGAACCCGCTCACCCGGTGTCCCCCGGCAGCGCGAAGGCCCGCGCCAGAAGCTCCGCCGCCGCTCTTGCCGCCGCCACCGGGCCGCCGCCTATCTCGGCGCTCACGAGGTCCGCCGCCGAGCCCTGCCAGCCGCCGCCGCGCAGCCCCGCCACGATCAGCGCCAGCACGTCGCGGCTGGAGCAGGCGCCGCCCTCGAAACGGCGCACCAGATCGACGAGCGAGCCCTCCTCGAGCGCCGCCTCCAACTCGGCCAGCGCGCCCAGCGTCAGCCGCATCACCCGCCGCTCGCCGTCAAGCACCAGCTCCACCTCGCCGCGCCAGGGGTTGGCCATTTACGCCGCCGCCGCCGGCACGAAGCTCAGCGCCCCGGCCGAGGAGAGCGCGATCTCGTAGGTCGCCTCGCCGTCATGGCTGCCCGCGTAATCGATCGAGGTCAGCTGGAACGGCCCCTCGACCGTGCCGAAATCGGGGATCACCACCTGGAAATCCGGCGTCTCACCGTCAAAGAAGATCTGGCGCGCCCGCTCGTCCGTGCCCGCGTCGCGAAACACCCCCGACCCCGACAGAGTTGCCGATTTCACCCCGGCCCCCGCCAGCAGCTCGCGCCAGCCCCCGGCGCTTTCCAGCGAGGTGACGTCGACGCTCTCGGCGTTGAAGCTGATGCGCGTGGCCCGCAGCCCCGCCAGCGTCTCGAATTGCCCGTCGCCGGTGAGGTCGAGCTTGATCAGAAGATCCTTGCCGTTCTGCGCAGCCATGTCTGCACCTCCTTGCTGTGGCGCCTCATGCGTCCTCGACGCGGGCGCGGAATGTCAGGTCGATGCGGCGTAGGCCGCCGCTCTCGCGCCGGGCCTCGGCGCGGCGGAAGCGCAGGCTCACCAGCCGGCCGCGCGCCAGGGGCAGGTCGGCCTGATGCAGCAGGTCCGAGACCGCGCCCGCCACAGCCTTTGCCGCCGAGAACCCTGCTGCCCCGGTCACCACGGCGACGGTCAGGTCGTGCCAGGCCCCCGCCCCAGAGCCGTCGGAGGCATCGCGCACCCGCTCGGCGCCGAGCGTGACATAAAGCCCCGGCAGCGTGCCCGAAGGTGGCGCGTCGTAGATCGCACTGCCCACAAGTCCCGTCAGCGTGGCATCCCCCTGCAGCGCGCCATAGATGGCAGCCTGAAGCGCGCCAGAAACCGCATAGCTCATGACGCCACCTCTTCCTGCGCCTCGCAGGCAAGATAGCGCCCCGAGAGATCGCGCTCGGCCACCGAGAGGATGTCGAACACCCGCGCGCCAAGCCGGAAGCGCTGCCCCGGCACAGGGCGGCGCGCGGCCCCCTGCGGCGCCCCGCGCACGGTGATCCGATACCGCCCGCGCGCCATCGGCCCCGCCTCGCCCATCACCTCACGCCCCGAGCGCGGGGTCAGCTCGGCCCAGAGCGTGCCCAGCACCCGCCAACCGGCCGTGAAGCCGCCGGTGCCGTCGGGCACCTGCAGCGGCGCCTCGAGCACGAGGTTCTGCGTCAGCCGCACCCCCCTCATGCCGAGAACCCCAGGCGCAGCGGGCGGTAACGCGCGATCAAGGCGGTCACCCCGAAGGGCATGCAGCCCTGGGTCAGCGCGGTCTCGTCGCGGTACTCGTAGTAATGCGCGGCGAGCAACAGCACCGCCTGAGCCAGATCGGGTGGCAGCTCGTCGAAGCCTTCGCCGTAGCCTGCGGTGAAACGGACCTCGGCAGAGCCGCCCCTCGGCACGTCGGGCAGCGTGCCACGCTGCGGGCGCAGCATGGGCGCGAAGGCGTCGGTCTCCAGCCGGTATCGCTCCGGCGCCACGTCCTGAGCCACGCCGTAGCGGTCCACCAGGGTCAACCGCGAGACCGCCACGACAGGCGCGAGCGGAAGCACTGCCGCTTCGGCGTCGCGCCAGCCGTGATGCGTCCAGAGGAAGCCCCGGGTGAGCAGCGCCTTGCCGGTGCGCGCCTCGATGGCGGCCAGCGCCGCGCGCAGGAACGAAAAGAGAACATCATCCTGGAGCCCGTCCTCCTCGAAGCCGCTGCCCATCCGCAGCTGCCGCTTCAGCGCCGCTAGGGGCAGCGCCGCATCGGGCACCTGGGTTTCTTCGATCACCATCATCAGGACTCTCCGCTTGTCCCTGCCGTACCTGTGCCCGCTGGGCATGAGAGCGGCGGGCCGCCGCCGCCCTCAGCCCGTTCAGCTCGTCGCGCAGCGCAGCAGCTTGATCGCCGCGAAATCGCTGATGTCGCCGCCGACGCGCTTGGTGGCGTAGAACAGCACGTGCGGTTTGGCGCTGTAGGGATCGCGCAGCACGCGCAGGTCCGGGCGTTCAGCGATCGTGTAGCCCGCGCCGAAATCGCCAAAGGCGATGGGCGTGCTGTCGGCGGCGATGTCCGGCATGTCCTCGGCGATCAGCACCGGGTAGCCCATCAGCCGCGCCGGCTGGCCCGCCGCCAGCCCGTCCGACCACAGGTGCCGCCCGTCGGCATCCTTGAGCTTGCGCAGTGCACCGGCCGTCTTGGAGTTCATCACGAAGGCGCCCTTGGCCCGGTACTCGGCGCCCAGCGCGTAGACGAGATCGATGATCGCATCGCCGTCGCCGATCGCCCCGGCCACGCCCGAGGGCACGTAGCCAATATTGCCCCACTCCCAGATCTCGTTGTCGACCATGTCGTGGGACAGGATCCCCATGGGCTTGTCGATGCCGTCTCCGGTGATAAAGGCCGCAGCCTCGGCGCGGGCAAAACGGTCAGCGATACGCCCCGCCAGCCAAGCCTCGAGATCGAAGGCCACATCGTCGAGCAGCCGCTGCGAAGCCTTTGGCATGGCCGAAAGCTCGTGCAGCTTGATCTGGATGCGGTCGATGGTGGGCGTTTCGCTTTCACCCGGATCGTTGACCTCGTCGGACCAGCCCGCGCCGGTGTCGCCCTGATCGACCAGAACGTCGAAAGACGACGCCTCGACCGTCACCACGGCGGCAATTGCGCGGATCGACGCGGCACTCTCGAGCACGGATTTCACCGTCTCCGAGGTCACCGGATCGACAAGGTAGCCGCCATCGGCGGCGACAGCGGTGGAGAGCGCCTTGCCCTCCAGCACGAGCCCGCGCAGCCCATCGTCATCACCGCTGCGCAGGTAGGCGCCAAAGGCCTTGCGGTGCGGCAGCCCGCCGTCCGCCATGGTGCCCAGCGCCGGGCGTGCCGCGGCAAGCGAAGTCTTGGTGTCCAGCATGGTCAGTCGCTCTTCATGGTTGTCGAGTTTCGCGTGAAGGTCGGCCCGCATGGCCTTGATGTCTGCCGTCAGCCCCGCCATCGCGGCGCCGATCCGGGCGACCGGGGACAGATCTTCCCCGGTCCGAGAACGGTTCTCGGGTTTGCTCATCAGCTCGGTCCCCTGTTGTGGCGCGCGTCAGTCGCCCGCCAGGTCACGGCGCGCGGCGTCGAGCGCCAGCGCCAGATCGCGCAGCGTCTCGGCGCTCGAGGTCTCCCCCTTTGCCGCGACCCGCGCACTTGGCAGCATCGGGAAGGTGACAAGCGACACCTCCCAGAGCTCCAATTCCCTGAGGAGCCTGCGCCCCTGTCGATCCTTTACCGCCGTGACGGTGCGATAGCCGATGGACAGCCCGTCGATGGCCCCGGCCGCAATCAGCGCCGCCGCTTCCCGGCTTTTCTCGACCGCCTCCAGCAATCTGCCCTTCACGTAGAGCCCGCGCCCGTCCTCGCGCACCTCCTCCCAAAGGCCGATCGGCTGCGCCGGGTCGTGCTGCCAGAGCATCCGCACCGCGCGTCCTTCGGACGCCAGCCGCTGCAGCGATGCCGCATAGGCACCGGGTGCAACGATATCTCCTCCCTGGTCGGGCGTGCCAAACAGCGAGGCATAGCCCTCGATCCGCAGCCCGTCCGAGAGGATGATCCCCGGGGCACTCTCCCCACCGGGCTGGCAGAACTTGTGTTCCAGTTCCATGCAACGCTCCCTTCCCTGCTCCACCCCTCAGGGCGCCATGACACTCAGCCCCTGCAGCGCCTGCGCCAGCAGCCCCGCTGCCACGCCATAGACCGCCAGCCAGAGCCGTTTCTCCAGACGTTCCAACACCAGTTCCAGCCGCGCCAAGCGATCCTCGAGCGCGGCAATCTGCAACGCGCTCAGCCGCTCGTGCGCCTCGAGCCGCAACCCCGGGGCACAGGCGAAAAGCTCGTAGGGCGCCCGCTCAGTCACCCTCGTCCTCCTCGGACAGCGGCGGCAGCCCCAGCATGCGCCGCTTTTCCGGCACGGTCAGAAAGGCCGCCTCGGACACACGCCGCCACTGCGTCTCGCGTTCGGCGGAGAGCGCCGGCACTTGGTCGAGGTCGGGCTTGAGCGCCACCTCCTCGCCGGTGAACCCCGCGAGCCACCTGCCCAGCGCCGCGCTCACCCGCTGCGCCAACGGCAGCACGGTCAGCCGATAGAAGGCGCGGTTGGCCTCCTGGTAATTCGCATAGGTCGCATCCCCGGGGATCCCCAGCAGCATCGGCGGCACCCCGAAGGCGATGGCGATCTCGCGTGCCGCGGCCTCCTTGGTCTGCTGGAACTCCATGTCCGAGGGCGAGAACCCCATGGGCTTCCAGTCGAGCCCGCCCTCCAGCAGCATCGGCCGCCCGGCGTTTTGCGCCCCCTGGTGCTGGCTCTCCATCTCGGAAACCAGCCGCTCGTACTGGTCCTGTGCCATAGAGCCCTGGCCGTCGCCACCGGTCCAAACGATGGCCCCCGACGGACGTGCGGCATTGTCCAAAAGCCCCTTCGACCAGCGCGAGGCGCTGTTGTGCACATCCAGCGCCTGCGCCGCAGGCTGCAACGGCGAGAGCCCGTAGTGGTCGTCTTGAGGATGGAAGCTCTTGATATGGCAGATCGGTGCAGGGCTCTCGCCGACATCGAAGCGATGTGCCCGCCCGTCCACTTGGTACTCATAGGCGATGGGCCAGCCATCCGCCCCCGGCACCAGCCGCATCCGCTCCGAGCGCAGCACGTGCAGCTCGGACGGCAGCCCGGCGCCGCTGCCAACCGCTTCGAGATAGCCATCCCCCGACAGCAGCAATTGACCGTAGAGGGACTCAAGCAGTTCCGCCTTGCCCTGCACCGGGTTCGGCGCAGCGATGCGGCGCAGGATGGGATGGGCACTATAGCGCATCTCGGCATCCTGCAGCACCAGCGGCAGCGCCGCGGCGGCCTCCGAGATCAGCTTCACCGCGCGGAACCCCACCGGGTTTCCGGTGAACCCCTGCCGGGTGAGCGAGCCCGTGTCCCGTGGCGACCAGGCCACGCGTCCCGAGGCCTGCACCGCGATGAGCCGGCCCGCCGCCGAGGCCTTGGTCTCCGGCCGAGCTGCCGCTCCGCGTCCCCGCCGCAGAAAGTCGAACCCCATGTGCCGCTCCTTGCTGGTCTCCGGCCCGAGACCTTCACGGCCCCGGTTCGCGTTGAAGACCAAGCTACGCAGCATCCGTTAACCAAGCCCTCCCGCGCCGCGCGCTGCCCGAGCAACGGCCGCGACCGCACCTTCCGCCGCCGCGCCATGCGAATTTGCAAAGTGAAGATGGCACCACGGCCCACGCCGCTTCTTCTCTTGCGAAAGACGCCAGGGGTGAGGCCGCAGGCCAAGGGGGGCCGATGTGGGGGGCAACGCCCCCCTTTTCCATGTTCACAGAACTCGAACCCGGGGCCGTCGCCAGCCCTCGGCGGGCGCGGTGATCAGCTCGGTGAGCGCCCAGACAAGCGCATCCACCCGGTCCGGAGAGCCCTGACCCTGGAAGCCAGAGGAGGTCATCAGCCCCATTTGTTCCTCGAGTAGATCGAAACGCCGGGCATGGGCGATGCGCCCCTGCTCATAGAGCGCCGCCACCGGCTCGGCGCGCAGCACCTTGCCGCGTGTGGCACTGACCCTTCGCAGCGGCACCGACGGCGCCACCTGTCGCAGCACCGCCTCCACCATGGCGCCGCCCTGGTTGACCTCGGCGACGATGCGGTCGGCCTGCCAGCGCTCGAAGGCGTCGACGGCGGCGTGTGCCCAGCCGCTCGGCCCCAGTCCCTGGACCGAGGCGTCCTCGAGCACCACCCCCTGCCAGCCCTGCGGCGGCCCCTCGCAGCTCACGCCGCAGACGACGATCCCGCAGGCGTCCGAGCCCGCGCCATCGCCCGCAGGCGGATCCAGGGCGACAACGATGCGATCGAGCCGCTCCGGTGCCGCCCGCAACCGCGCGCGCTCCAGCATCTCTTGCGTCCAGAGCGCACCGTCGACGTCGCAGACCATTTCACCGTCGAGCTCCTGCCGTGCCAGCCGGGACGCGCCGTAGCGTGCCCGCACCTCATCGAGGAAGCTGGCCGCGAGGTTGGCCCGGTTTGCCTCGGTCGGCGCGCGGGTCACCGCCGTGCTTGGCAGATCCAGCAGCTCCTTCAGGACGCCAATGTTGCGCGGCGTGGTGGTCACGCAGACCTGCGGATGCTCGCCCAGCCGCAGCGCGAACTGCAGCATGTCCCAGGTCTCGCGCGCCTTGCGCCACTTGCCGAGCTCATCGGCCCAGGCACCATCGAACTGAGGCCCGCGCAGCGCCTCGGGGTCATGGGCGGAAAAGACCATCGCCTCGGCGCCGTTGGGCCAGGTGAGGCAGCGCCGCGTGGCGCTCCAGTCCGGCCGCCGGTCGGGGGGCGAGCAGGCGAGCAGCCCCGAGTCGCCGAACACCATCACCTCGCGCGCCTGGTCCAGGGTTTCGCCGACCAGCGCCACCCGGCGGCAGCGCCCCGGCGAGAGCGGCAGCGCGCCCTCCACCGACGCGCGCACCCATTCCGCGCCAGCCCGTGTCTTGCCCGCGCCACGCCCGCCCAGGATCACCCAGCTGCGCCAGTCCCCCGCCGGCGGCAACTGGTGCTCGAGCGCCCAGAACTCGAACAGAAAGGGGAGCGCCAGGCGCTCCCCCTCGGAAAGGTCACTGAGGAAACTCTCCTGCACCGCAGCACCGGCGGAGGCGAGCCATGCGGCAGCCGATTTCAACCCTTGCGCGCTCGAGATCGAGCGCCCAGTCTCCGGCAATTCCCTTCTGCTTGCGTCTGACATTCCTGATCTGAGCCTCCGTTTCATGGGCGACCTTCAGCCAATAGCGCAGATCCGCCGCGGCCTTGCTGGTCTCCGGTTTGTCCAAGGTGCCGTCTTCGTCGAAGCGGTCGCGCAGGCGCCGCATGTCGCTTCCGAGATGCCGCAGCATGTCGGCCAGCTGCTCCCGTTCCTCTTCGAGACGGGAGAGTTCTTCTTCGAGATGGATGAGGATCAT